TCATTCATATCCGTGAGGTCACGAAAATGATTGCTCTTTCGCATGGATTGCGGTTATTTTTTGTGGTTTGATTCGGCTGCTTCAAATGTTTTTATGCATGTTTCCATCATCTGTAGCAGTGCATCACGCTTTTCTTTATCGAGAGATAACCATTTTTGAGTTGCAATCTCTTCTCTTTGGGTTGGGGTAAGTTCGTTGTTTTTTTGGCTATCACGACCAAGCAGATAATCTGTGGTTACACCGTAGAAGTCAGCGAGTTTTTGCAACGTATCTGTACTTACATCTCGTTGCCCGTACTCATATGTAATATAAGCACGTTCTGTGATACCGATTGCATCTGCCACTTGCTTTTTTGTCAGCTTTTTTGATTCCCTTAAAAGTTTCATTGTGTCTTTAAGCATTGCTGTCACCTCCTTTCTACAATCTATATTATACGCAAAATGTGCCTATATGTCAATAGGTAACAAGCAAAAAACGCAAATTGTGCGTTTTATATAATTCAGATAGTCACTTTTTGTGCAAAACGCAGAAAGTGCTTATTCTTTATTGACAAAAGCACAAAACGAGCTTATAATATAGCTATAGCAAACGCAAAATGCGTAAAGCTGAAAATCAGTCGAGGACAGGCAGCGGAAAACCGAAACGCTCGACTGAAATTAAATAAGGTGGTGAAATAATGAAAAACGATGAAAAAAAGGACACCCTGTATCTGTGCGACCCACAGAAAAACACAGAGTGCCCAAAAGGAAATTGTCAGATTCCTGACGGCTGTTTTCTTACGAGAAAGAAAGAATTTGCCGTAACTTTTGCATCGCTGAAAGATGCACAGCAGCGAATGGAAGACATCAAAAAGTTGCTTAAATAACGATGTGGCAGCATCGTTGGTAACTACCTTCGAACTTTGCCTTTATACTAACACGCTTTGCGGTGAGCGAATCACCGCATAATGGGATGCGTCTTAGTTGTCCAGCCGAGACATGAAGCCTCTGGACAATGCACGGTGCAACTCCGTGACAGCTGTCTCCGTCAGGGAGCATTGTCTATTTCGTTTCCTCTGTCTTGCTGTGCGGTGCAATTCCGCAGCATCCACCAACGCCCGTCGGGAGCGTATCCCGACCCACTGCCCGTAAGGGTAAAAAATTATGAAAGGATGTTGTTTTATGATGCTAAATCAAATACAACAGGTTGAAGACGTTGAAATCGTGAAGTTCTTGGAATTTTATCGTAAAATGTCTACGCTCAATCCACTTACACTGGAGTGGTTGTGTGGCGTTGTCGATGGTCTGAACAAGGGTTTTGCAATTGGCGTTGAACATGGAAATGAAATCAAGAACAAGGAGGAAAGCACAAATGAATGAGAATGAAGTTCAGGTATGGAACTATGAAGGTGCAGAAGTCAGAACAGTACAAATTGATGGAGAGCCATGGTTTGTACTTGCTGACATTTGCAGAGAATTGGAAATCAGCAATTCAAGAATGGTTTCCGAACGATTGGAAAGCGATGAGCTGATGTCAGCCAAACTTACATCAGGTGGACAACGGCGAGAAATGACAATCATCACTGTGATTCTCCGGAGCGACAAGCCACAAGCGAAACCATTTCGGAAATGGGTGACATCCGTTGTGTTGCCCTCCATCCGGAAACATGGTGCGTACATGACAGAACAGACGTTGGAACGTGCTTTGACCTCACCGGATTTTCTGATTGAACTTGCAACGCAGCTGAAAACAGAACAAGAACAACGGCGTAGATTGGAAACCACGGTTGCAGCTCAGAGCAAACAAATGGAGCAGGACAAGCCGAAGGTTCTGTTCGCTGACAGCGTGGCAGCATCCAGCAGCAGTATCCTGATCGGCGAACTTGCAAAGCTGATCAAACAAAATGGCGTGGATATGGGACAGCGGCGGTTGTTTGCGTGGATGCGAGAAAACGGCTATCTGATCAAGCGGTGCGGTTCGGAATACAACCTGCCAACGCAGCGGAGCATGGAGCGTGGACTGATGGAGATCAAAGAAACCAGCGTGATTCATTCCGGCTATACGACCATCAGCAAAACCCCGAAAGTCACCGGAAAAGGGCAGGTCTATTTCATCAATCTGCTGGTCGGGCAGAGAACGGAATAACTTCTGTGGCTAAAAAGTTGTAAAAGCCACCAACCAGCGAGAGGAGAAATGAAAGATGGCACGGAAACCAGATCCGAAACCACGGGAATTACCGATGGACATCGTAGCCGGAAACATTGCCGGACTGATGCAGCGACGGAGAATCACACCGCTGGAAATCTGTAAGCTGCTGGGATATGCACAGACAAGAACATGGAACACACGCATGAGCGACCCGTCCTCGTTTACGGGGGCGGATCTGAATATGATATGTTCATTTTTCGGCGTGACGTTGGAGCAGCTTGCACATGACAGCATGGAAACGGCGGTGAGATGATGGGAAAACGGTACTACTGGCTGAAACTTCCGGAAGATTTCTTTCGGGATAAGAAAATAAAGCGTCTGCGGCGGATGGCTGGCGGCGATACCTACGTGAATATCTACTTAGAAATGATGCTGCAAAGCTTGCAAACAGATGGAATCCTTTATTTTGAGGGGCTGGAAGAGGACTTTGCCGCAGAAGTTTCCTTGACTATTGACGAACAGGAAGATGATGTTCGTGCAACGATTGGCTATCTGCTTCGGGTTGGAAAGCTGGAAAAGAAGACTGAGTGGGAATATGTTATTCCGGATGCGGTGAAGTCTATCGGTTCTGAAACAGCAGTTGCAGAGCGAGTAAGACGGTGCAGAGCAAAAAAACAAAGCGAAGCGTTACAATGTAACGCACCTGAAACGCAAGTGAAACAAAACGGAAACGGAGAGATAGATATAGATAGAGAGATAGAGAAAGATATCTATCTATCTATCTTAGATGGCGAATCAAAAGAAAATCTTTCAACTTTTCAACAATCAGCACAACTTCCAACCTTATTAGAGGTCAAACAGTATGCAGAGCAGAAAGGCATTCATACAGATGTTCAGAAGTTTTACAGCTATTACAGCGAACGTGGATGGAAAACCAAGAACGGTCAGCCGATCACAAACTGGAAAGGCACACTGGCTTATTGGGGCAAGACAGACGGAACTTGTCAGGGCAAGCGAAAGCCGGAAACCTATGTTTCAGAGAATGCAGCAGCCTATGAGAGCCTAATCTATAACCTACAGGAGAATGACGACAGTGACAAGGCATAAAAAAGAGCCCTGTTGCTGAGAGGGTGCAACAGGGCATCAAAAGGAGAAATAAAATTGGAATTAAACAAACCATGCCGAAAGGGATCGACAAGAATATCATACTCCTTTTCGGGTTCGGTGTCAAGCAAAAAGGAGGAAAAGTTTGTGGATGGAGAAGCCATTTTTGTAGTGGTCTGTGTGCTGGGAATTTTCGTGGCATCTGCATACCGAATTGCAACGCAAATCAAAAGCAACTGGCAAGAACGGCACAGAGAACCGCCGAAGCCAACACTGGCAGAACAGAGCGAACAGGTCTATGGGTTTAACTTCTATGATGTGTCTCACGGAATCGACAGCACGGTAACGATTCGGGAGCATCTTGAGACGCTCCAGCGGCTGCAAGATTGATTTGAGCCGGGAGAATCTGTGTGGAAGTTATCGGGTGGTACAGATCCAGTGGCACGATGATGTGCAGAACAGGTATCTGACCTATGATTTTCCGGTGTCGCACGGAGAGAATGCAACTCTTTTAGAGCAGTTAGTCTGTGCGGAAAAGCAGCGTCTGACCACTTCCCTGTTTCAGGAAATTCAAAAAATGGGACAGCACGGTGAAGTCAAAACCGTGGACAAAACCAAGAGGGGAGCAGGGGAGAGGGGAGAAAAAAAGCGTGAGTGAGATCAAGTTTTGCAAGGATTGCGGATGCGTCCTTGGGACACGGGAAACGCTGGGGCGGCAACGGTTTAACAGCCTGAAACGCTGTCCGGAATGCCAGTCCATACGCCGAAAATTGCAGAAGGCAGACTACCAGAGGGAATATCGAGGAGATGCCCGAACCGTCCGCCGAAAGCAAAAAGAAGAAATCGTCAGGCTGTCGAGAATATCGGATCTGCAAGCGGAAATCATATCTC